CGAATTTTCTAACATTGTGACATTCGTTCCTTCGATTGGGGAGCAAAAGAAAATAGGTTATTTGTTTTATAAATTAGACAACCTTATCACCCTTCATCAGCGTGAGTGACTGAGGAGGATAAATATGATAAAGAAACACCAAAAAGAATTATTTTGTTCTTATTTCGAGCGTTGGATCAAAGTCTATAAAGAAGGCGCAATTCGAGCAGTTACGTTAAAAAAATACATGCTTAGTTTATCTTGGCTTAAGAAAATTGCTCCGAAATTGAGAATGTTTGAATTGACGAGAGTAAGTTATCAACAGCTATTAAATGACTATGCTAAGACTCATGAACGTCAAACCACGATGGATTTTCATCATCATCTGAAATCCGCAATTTTGGATGCAGTTGATGAAGGGCTAATTGATAAGGATCCTACAAGAAAAGTAATTATTAAAGGGAAAGAACCTAGAAAAAAGAAGCCTAAGTTTCTTAATCAATTCCAGTTACATATGCTATTACAAACTCTGAAATTAACACCTGAAATTAACTATGATTGGTTGATTCTTCTAATTGCTAAAACTGGTATTAGATTTTCTGAGGCCGTTGCGTTAACCCCTAATGATTTCGATTTTGCAAAGCAAACTCTGTCAATAAGTAAGACTTGGAATTACAAAGGAAATGGGGGATTTCAACCAACAAAAAATAAATCTTCAATTAGAAAAATAGAAATAGATTGGATGATAGTTTCCCAGTTTGCTGCACTTGTTAAAGATTTGCCTGGAGACAAGCCTATATTTGTTAAAGATGCTATTTTTAATTCCACTATTAATGATTTATTAAAAAGAAGATGCTGTGAAGCAGGAGTACCAACAATTACAATACATGGATTGAGACACACTCACGCATCCTTGTTACTTTTTGGCGGAGTATCAATTGCTAGTGTTGCAAAACGATTAGGTCATTCAAGCATGAATACTACGGAGAAGACTTATCTTCATATTATTCAAGAGCTTGAAAATAAGGATGTAGACTTGGTTATGAGGTCTCTATCCGGTCTTTAAAAAATACTTACTCACGCTGAGAAGGTTTCTTTAATTTATATTGTGCTTTATTTCATTTATAACAATTTTGCTAAATCATACAGTAAGTAAGAGCTTACTGTAGGTCATTATGATAAGTTTTTAGATTATTTAAAAGACAAAATAATATTTTTATAGTTAATAAAGTAGTTTTAGTGAAGAAGGATTTAATTTTCAACATCTATCAATTCATAGTAAGTTACCCGCTTTCATGATAAAATATTCAAGAATAATTTTTGTGTTTAGTTTTTAGCTAAACTTTGTTAATTAATTTTCAGGAGGTGTTATTGACGTGTATAAATATAATTCGTTCAAAGAATATATTCAGCTCAATTATATTGAAACGATCCAAGACGCCCTTGAATTATATATTAAGCAAAACGAACTAACTATTACCGACGAAGACACAAACGTTACTCATACTTATGATGATTTTCAAATAAATACTATCAGAGTAACAACTGTTCATTACACCAAAAACAAAAAGGATAATGTCGAGTTTGAAGTTCATTTTAGGGCGGATTATCAAGTATGTGATGGTGTTTTAGATCCTGATAGTGATTGGCCGCCAGTAGTTGAAAAGGCTAGCTATTTTATTTTTGAAATGAAAGGCTCTTTCAAAAAAGGTTTTGTGCCTAAAGGTAAAGATGAAGTTAAGAAAGTTGAAGAAGAGCCAGAAACAATATCTAACAGCCTAGTTTCTATCATTTCTAGAGATGAAATGGATAGTTATGCTACTAAGTTTTTAAAAGAATTTTGTCCTGAAGCTTTAGAAAATCCAATGATGCTTAATGTAGCAGAAATGTTAGATAATAAAGGTGTTAAAGTTTTTTATGCCCCATTAGAAGATAATATACTTGGTAAAACTTATTTTGCTAAAGACAGAGCAGAGGTTTATAAGGGCCATAACATAGTGGATTTTTTTGATGGGGAAACCGAAGTTATAGACGTCGAACCAGGTACGGTACTTATTAATTTTGATGCAGTTGTTAGATGGCCATTAGGTGTATATAGAAATACTATGATTCATGAAGCCATACATTGGTTCTTTCATAGTAACTATTTTGAACTTCAACAATTATTAGATGATGAGCTTAAGTGTGCTATTTGCTATAAAGGTGAATCTTATTATCCTAATAGTGAAATCGCATGGATGGAATGGCAAGCGAGAAGTATAGCTCCTCGTGTTTTGATGCCAAAGAAAACTGCAGTAATTAAATGGAACGAAATTTTAAGTAGCATAAAAGAGAAAAACGAAGATAAAGAACTAGCAAAATTTGAGATTTACGAGAAGGCACTGGATAAGTTTTCTAAATTCTTTGGAGTGACATTAACTTCAGCAAGAATAAGACTTCAAGAGCTAGGTATTAATGAAGTTGAAGGTATTAAAAATTATGTTGATGATGGCTATGTAAAACCTTTCTTTTTTAAAAAAGGTGCGCTAAAAAGAAATCAAACTTTTGTAATTTCATCTGATCAATTAGCTCATTTATTGACGACCAACCTTTACTTACAAACAGCTTTGCAAAATGAGCAATTCTTATATGTAAATAAAATGCTCGTTATCAATAATCCTAAGTATGTTGATAATAAGAAATATGAATTCACTGAATATGGTTTAAACCATGCTCATGAATGTTGCTTAATTTTTGATATTGAGAGATTTTGCATAGATGAGAACGGTGAACTTTGCAAAGAGAACTTTTTATTAAGGAGTCCATCTGAGCGAGTAGAAGAAAAGGAAATTAATCCTGACCAGTTTAATTTGATAATGCAAATTGCGAATAATTGCGTATGCCATTTCGAAAAGCATAAAGAAGAATTACGTGCTTTATCACTCGGTAAAACTCTTCAATACCATATAGATAAAGCTAGAAAGAAAGGGTATATCCATACCTATGAGGATCTAGCGACCAAGAGCGATGTTGATGTTAAGAAGATAAAAGAATATAGATATGACGAAGTTAAATCTAGAAACATCGATAGAGTTGAGCTTATAAAATTAGGTTTGACTTTAAGACTGTCCGCACCATACATTTATGATCTTCTAGAGAAAGGCAATGTACCTTTTGCTGGTGCTGTTAGTGGAGAAATGGTTATCTTTAAAACAATAATTTATAGTTATCCTAGAAAAGGAATGTTGCCTGTTTATAATGCTTTGAAAAGTAACAATCTCGAAAGTTTGCTTGAACTTAGCGATAAATGGATAGCTAAATTTGTAGCTTAAGGCAAAATTATCGGTAATCAATTGCCGAATTTGAACTTCTAAATGACACATTTAAAAACCAAAAGCATACGAAGTTAATAGAAAAATGATTAATTTGTAACTAATGAGGCTGAAAAGCCTCTTTTTTTATGCTTTTTTGCGTCTTTTTGTATCGGTAATTAATTACCGAGCGACTTTTTACTTATTAAAAAATCAATGATAAAACTTAGGTGTGAATTCATAAATTATGCGCAAATCATCGATAGATTTGACAAATGGAGGTGATGAATTACGAGCCTAAGATACTATTTAGAACCCGATGGTGGGCCTGATGCGTTAGAACCTGATTCTTATGATGCTGAAGGTCACTTAACAATTAATTCTTGGGAACTTTTCAAAGAAGATGAATTAGCTCGTGAATTAAATAACGAAGACTAGAGATATAAGTCTTAACAAACAATTTTAACTGACAACAAGGGACATTTGACTCCGGAAAATCAATGTCTCCGATTCACATGTTGTCAGTTTTATAGAGGCAAAACTTAGGTGAATCGAGTTGCGCTTTCTGTTAGGCAAAGGCCGCAGTAAGCACTACATCATAAGTTTTTGCTCACTGTGGCTTGCGCCTTCAAATATGAGGTGCAACACGGTGAATAATGATAATTATAACGATTTAATAAAGAAAGAAATTGACTCTTTTGCTGATGAAGCAGAAGAGCTAAATGAAGATGAAAAATACCATTGTAGTAATTTATCAGAAGTCGAACTTAAAACTCAGACTGACGAGAGAAACTACTACATTGAGCTTAAAGATGTTCATGGCAAAGTCCTAGATACTATCTATGTCGACCGCCATGATTATCTTCTCTACAAAAGACCTATATGGCGAGAATGGAAAAGAGAGCAGCTTGAAAAGCGATGCCTTATACCTGCTAAAAATAGCGTTGGTTATAAGCGTTGTATGGAAGACTGCGAAAAATGCCCATTTTCTAAAAGCGGTAAGCCAGCATCGCTAGATGCTATGAAAACTGAAACTAAGTTTGAGCCTGCTGATGATAGTAGCCTCAATCCTAAAGAACTATCTCTTTTTAATGAAGCTAATAAATTACTGCGGAATGTAATAAAAAGCGTTTCAACAGAAGAGCAGTTTAAAAAGATTAAGCTCTATTTTAAAGAAGGCTTAACCTATCAAAAGATAGGAGATATTTACGGAGTTAGTCATAAAGCTATTGAAAAGGCGATAAAGACTGCTCTTGCTAAGGCTAAGGAAGAAATAAGCGAAGATGATTATTACTTTTTAGCTAAATACCTTTTGAAATAATTTTCTCATCAAGGTTCCAAAGATAAAAGTTTGCTTCCTTTTGAAAGTGTAAGGGTTAAGCAAACCCACAAGAAAGGCGGTGATTAAAAGTGAAAGAAGAAAATAAGAACGAACCAAACTTGAATCCAATTCAAGAGTTCGTAAACTTACTGTATTTACTTTCTAAAATCATCGTCCTTCAAAGTGGGAGCTTTCTTGCAGAAAGGAAAATTGACGATGAAGAAAAAAGAAATTCAAAAGATTGATGCTCTTTTAACTGAAATCATTGAGAAGGTAAATGTAATCAAAAGCCTTTTAAATGATGAAGACAAAGCAGCGTCAGAAGAAGTGTTAGGTAAGGCAGAAGCTAAAACTATCAAACTTACTCTTGAAGATGTTAGAAAAGTACTAACTGAAAAGTCTAGAGCAGGTAAGACTAGCGATGTTAAGGCTTTACTTAAAAAGCATGGTTCTAACAAATTGTCAGAGGTTAATCCTGATGATTATGAAGAACTATTAAAGGAAGCAGAGGGGCTTTAAATATGGCAAGTGAAACACACGCTAAGCTATCTGCTTCAGGTGCTCATATTTGGCTAAATTGTACAAAATCCCCTTCAATCTCAGCTAATTTTGAAGATATTGAGACAATTTATAGTCGTGAAGGAACTATGGTTCACTTGCTAAATGAAATTAGATTATGTGAGCTACTAGGAATCCATACCGATGAGAAATTGCCTACTGACTTTGAGTATAGTGAAGAGCTAAAAGAGGCAAGTGATGAGTACGTTAATTACATCATGGACTTAATTACTGAGATTAAGCAAAGATGCAATGATCCTGTAATCCTAATCGAGCAAAAAGTGGACTTTTCTAATTTTGTACCTGAGGGATTTGGAACTTGTGACTGCTTGATTATAGAAGATGGAGTCATGCATGTAATTGACTACAAAAATGGGTCCGGTATCAAAATCTCTTGTGAGAAAAATCCACAAATGATGCTTTATTCACTTGGAGCCTTAAATCTCTTCTCTTGCCTATATGACACACCAAAAATCTCAATGACTATCTTTCAACCTAGGATAGGTAATATCAGCACTTATGAGATGAGTAAAGATGAACTCCTAGACTGGGCTAATAACTTCTTAGCACCAAAGGCAAAGTTGGCATTTGAAGGTAAAGGGGAATTTGTACCTGGAGAGCATTGTAGATTTTGTAAAGCTAGGGTCAAGTGTACTGCTAGAGCACTTGAAAACCTTAAACTAGCCGCCTATGAATTTAAGACTGCCGACTTACTTACTGATGAAGAAATCGAAGAGATTATCGGTAAAACTGATGATTTGGTCGAGTGGGCTAATTCAATTAAAGAATATGCCTTAAATGAAGCATTAAAGGGTAAAAAGTGGTCTAGATACAAAGTGGTAGAAGGTCGTTCTAATCGTAAGTTTAGTAAAGAAGATGAAGTAGCAAAAATCGTAGAGGATGCTGGATATGATCCTTATGAGAAAAAACTACGCAGCATTGCTGAACTAACAAAGCTTCTAGGCAAGGCTAAGTTTGTCGAGCTATTAGATAAATTTGTTTATAAGCCACAAGGCAAGCCAACCTTAGTAAGTATTGATGATAAAAGACCAGAAATGAATCTAGCTGTTAATGATTTTAAAGATGAATAAAGGAGACAAATTATTATGAATAAACAAACTAAAGTTATTACTTCTAAAAACGTGAGATTTTCTTATGCTAATCTCTTAACTCCAAAAAGCCCTGTTGAAGGAGCTGAACCAGTCTATAGTGTATCTCTTATTATCTCTAAGGATGATAAGTTCACTATCGATAAAATCAACAATGCTATCAAAGCGGCATATGAAGAAGGCGCAAATAAATTAAAAGGCAACTCTAAAGTTGTACCTCCTCTTGCTTCACTTAGAAGCGTCCTACGTGATGGCGATATCGATAAAGCAGGGGACGAAGCTTATAAAAACAGCTATTTCGTCAATGCTAAATCAAGAACTAAACCTGGAATCGTTGATGCTAATTGCGAACCTATCTTAAACCCAGAAGAAGAAATCTATTCAGGAATTTATGGTAGGGCATCAATTACCTTCTATGCCTATAACACTGGTATGTCTAAGGGCATCGCTTGTGGACTTAATAACGTTCAAAAGATAGCTGATGGCGAGAGACTTGGTGGTAAAGCTACAGCTGAAAGTGATTTTAGCCATTTAGAAGATGCTGACGATGACGAAGATTACTTATTTTAATTAGAAGTTTTAAGGGTGGTAGGAGGAAGCTCTTATCACCCTATTTGCTTATTAAGGGGTGAATTTATTATGCATAATTTGATAATAGATTTAGAAACATATTCAAGCACTGATATCTCTAAAAGCGGTGTATATAGATACGCTGAAGATAAAGACTTTGAAATCCTTTTATTTGGTTATAGTGTCGATTTTAACGAAGCAAAAGTCATTGACCTAGCAAATGGTGAGAAGATACCAGATGAAATAGTAGAAGCTATTCAAAGTGAAACTGTTCTTAAATGGGCTCATAATGCATCCTTTGAAAGGGTCTGTCTTTCTAGATACTTAGGACTACTAAATCAAACATATTTAGATCCTTCTTCATGGCGTTGCTCGATGGTTTATGCCTCAATGCTAGGCTTACCAAAGGCACTTAAAGATATAGGGATAGTACTTGAATTAGATAAACAAAAACTTGATGAAGGAAAGGATCTCATTCGCTATTTTAGTCTTCCTTGTAAAGCTACTAAATCAAACAAGATGCGCACTAGAAATTTCCCTATTCATGATATTAGTAAATGGACCTTATTTAAGGAATATAACAAGCGCGATGTCGATAGCGAAGTAGAGATAATTAAAAGGCTAAGTGCTATTAAGGTTCCAGATTTTATTTGGAGGGAATATAGCGAAAGCGAAATGATAAATGATAGAGGAGTTTTAATAGATAAAGACTTGGTGAATAACGCGATTGAGATTGCTGCAAAAACTAATGAAAATCTATTAAATTCCCTGCAAAACCTAACTAATTTATCAAATCCTAATTCAGTTACACAGCTTAAAAAATGGTTAATAAAACAAGGCTTAGAAGTAGAAGATCTAGGGAAAAAGAATGTTGAAGGGTTAATAAAATCTACCACAAATCACCTTATTTCTTCTGCTCTAGCATTAAGACTACAAACATCTAAATCATCAATAAAAAAGTATGAGGCAATGGAAAAATGCAAGTTATCTGATCAAAGAATCAGGGGAATGTTCCAATTTTATGGAGCTTCTAGGACAGGCAGGTTTGCTTCTAAATTCGTTCAACTTCAAAACTTAAGGCAGAACCATTTATCTGACTTAGAAGGTGCTAGAGAACTTGTAAAAAATGGCGATATTGAAGCATTAAACATACTTTATGACGATATACCAGATGTACTCTCTCAACTTATAAGAACAGCCTTTATTCCAAAGAAAAACCATAAGTTTATAGTAGCTGATTTTAGTGCTATTGAGGCTAGAGTCTTGGCTTGGTATGCAGGTGAAACTTGGGTTCTTGATGCCTTTAAAAATGGCGAAGATATCTACTGTGCGACAGCTAGCAAAATGTATGGAGTACCTGTTGTAAAGCACGGTATAAATGGCAATCTAAGACAAAAAGGTAAACAGGCAAATTTGGCTTGTGGATATGGCGGAAGCATAGGCGCACTTAAAGCAATGGGCGCACTTGATGCAGGACTTAAAGAAGATGAACTTCAAGAGTTAGTCGATAGTTGGCGAAGTGCAAATCCGCATATTGTTAAGTTTTGGTGGGATATAGATAAGGCTATAAGAACGGTTATCAAAGAACATAGGAAAGTTAGTTTATATAGGCTTTCCATATATTTTGATAAAGGTGTCTTATTCATAAAACTTCCAAGCGGCAGAGCTCTTGCCTATATAAGACCAAGAATCAGTGACATAAATGGCGACATTACATATGAGGGCATAGGAAATACCAAGAAATGGGAAAGAATAGATTCCTATGGTCCTAAGTTTGTTGAAAATATCGTTCAAGCAACGGCTAGAGACATACTTTGTAATTCTATTCATAACTTAAAAGCCTATGACATAGTGATGCATATTCACGATGAAGTAGTTATTGAAGCAAGTTTAGACACAAAGTTAGAAGAAGTAACTTCACTAATGAGTAAATCGCCTTCATGGGCTAGTGACTTACTTTTAAGAGCAGATGGATATGAGTGCAATTTTTATCAGAAAGATTAATCAAAGGAGGTAATTAATAATGGGTGAAAGAAAATATAGCATTGCTGTTGGTAATAGCTGTGAAGCTAAATTCTGGGCAAATGAAGAAGTAACTTTTGATGAGCTTTGCCAAAAATTATCTAATACTAAATATACAAGCGAAACCATAGAGCAATATAAACATTTTAATAAAGAAGAAAGAAATAAGGCTAAAGATAATGGTGGCTTTGTTGGAGGTAAGTTAAAAGGAACAAAAAGAGGTGTAAGTGAAGTCTTATTTCGCTCAATGCTTACCCTTGATTTAGATAAGGCAAAAGTAGAATTTATTAATAAATTCACTGCAGAATCTAAGTATTTATCTTGTTTATACACTACACATAGCCATACAAAAGAAGAGCCTAGATGTAGGGTGATCGTTCCTTTAAGTAGAGACGTAACGCCTGATGAATATAATGCTATCGCTAGACTTTTTGCATCTCAATTTGGCATTGAGCAGTTTGATGCATGTTCTTTTAGAATAGCTCAATTAATGTTTTATCCAACTACTCCAAAAGACGGCGAGTTCATCTTTAAGAAAGTAGAAGGAGAGATACTTAATCCAGATAAGTTTTTAGCTGATTATCCTATGTGGCATGACATTTCTACTCTTCCTTTAACGCCCGATGAACTGCCTAAAAACAATGTTCAAAGAGGAAGAAAGAAAAAAGATCCTACTGAGCTAAAGGGAGTTATAGGGGCTTTTTGTAGAGCTTATACAGTTCAAGAAGCTATTGAGACTTATTTAAGTGATGTTTATGAGCCTACCGATAAAAGTAATAGATATAGCTTAAAAAGTGCCGATTCTAAAGGTGGTTTAATTATCTATGATGATAAGTATGCCTTTTCTCATCATGCTACTGATATTGCTTGCGGGCGAGAACTTAATGCTTTTCAACTAGTCATGCTTCATCTTTTTGGTAGCGATAATAACGAAGCCGTAAAGAAGATGAAGGAAGTAGCGCGTGATGATGTGAAAGTAAGAACACAGCTAATTTTAGATAACGGGGAATTTGATGAAGATGAAATAAATGATGATAGTCAAAGTGAAAGCCCTATTGTTAGTAAGGCTAAACCTATAAAAGATTGGATTTCAAAACTATCGATAGGAATTGATGGAGCAATTGAAAATACTTCAAAGAATTTAGAAATAATTTTAGAAAACGATAAGAATCTGCAGGGTTTTGCTTATAACGAACTATCTAATCGAGTTGAGGTTATTGGCAGGGTTCCTTGGGATAGACCAAAAGATAATAGGTTTTGGAGAGAAGCCGATGAATCACAACTAAGGCTTTATATTGATAAAAAGTACATTGAGTTTAAAGAGCGTAATTTTGAAGTCGCTTTTAATTCTATTGTTGATAATAGGCGTTTTCATCCAGTCAGAGATTATCTAGACACTTTGCCTAAATGGGATGGTGTTAAAAGAGTAGAAGAGGTATTTATTAAATTTTTAAGTGCTGATGACAATGACTATACGAGAGCTATTACTAAAAAGACTTTTGCTGCCTGTGTAGCTAGGGCATATCATCCAGGGACAAAGTTTGATAGCATCCCAGTTTTAGATGGAGCTCAAGGCATAGGAAAGTCAACGCTTATTAAATATCTAGCAGGTGAGGAGTTCTTTTCAGACAACCTTTCTTTAACTGATATGAATGACAAAACCGCTGCCGAGAAAATACAGGGTAATTGGCTGATTGAAATAGGCGAACTTTCTGGTATGAAAAAAGCGGATATTGAAAAGGTTAAATCTTTTGTTTCAACTACTGATGACAAGTACCGTGCAAGTTATGGAAGAGTGGTAGAGTCGCATCCTAGACAATGTGTTATTTTCGCTACGGTTAATGGTGATGGCAGAGGTTATTTAAGAGACATTACAGGTAATCGTCGATTTTGGATTGTCAAATGCAATCAAACACTCCAAAAGAGAATGTGGGATGAAAATGATAAAAACTATAGAGATCAATTTTGGTCTGAAGCAAAAGAAATCTACGAAAGTGGCGAGGAGTTGTATCTTGAAGGCAGTTTACTTGATATCGCGACGGATTATCAAAATGAAGCACTAGAGCAAGATGAAAGAGTAGGAATTGTAGAACAATATCTTAATAGGCTTCTTCCTGCAAATTGGCATGAAATGGATCTATATAAAAGACGTTCTTTTCTAAATGGTGATGATTTTATTTGTGAAAAAGGGACAATTCAAAGAACTGAAGTTTCGAATACCGAGATTTGGTGTGAGTGTTTTGGTAAATCACAAAGTGATCTAAAGTCTAGTGATTCTTATCAACTTGCTGCAATTATGAAACAAATAGGTGGCTGGGAAAGAACCTCAACAATTAGAAATTTGCCTATTTATGGAAGACAAAGAATATATAAAAAGAGATTAAATGCAAACACGAAACACAGTAAACACAACTAATTCTTATTAGACCGACAGTGAGAAATAAATAGGAATTATGTATTTATATAGGCGCGTATATAAATATAAGGAACTGGTCGTTGTAGTTGTAACTTGTGTGTCGATGTAAAAGGGAAGCAGGATTTAAAAATGAATGAAAAATACATAGAGCAGCAACTTATAAAAGCAGTTAAGAAAAGAAACGGCTTAGCATTAAAACTTTATTCACCTAGTTACATAGGTATTCCAGATAGATTAGTTCTCATCGCATTTGGCCATATTGGTTTTGTGGAAGTTAAGGCACCTAAAAAAGTGCCAAGACCAATACAGGTAAAAAGGCATGAAGAGCTAAGAAATCTAGGATTTAAAGTCTATGTCCTGGATAAGAAAGAAGAAATTGAAAAGATACTTGATGAAATTGAAGGAGGAAGCAAAGATGGAATTTCAACCACATGAATATCAAAAATATGCCATACACTTTATTGAAAACCATTTAGAGAGTGCGTTGATTTTGGATGTCGGCTTGGGCAAGACGATTATTACTTTAACAGCAATTAACGATTTACTCTTTGACTCTTTTGAAGCTCATAAGGTTCTTATTGTTGCCCCTATTAGGGTTTGCATTAACACTTGGGTAAATGAGATTAAGAAGTGGGATCATCTGAAAGATTTAAAATTTTCTCTTTGTGTAGGTGATGAAAAAACTAGAAAAAGAGCGTTAAGTGAAAGGTCAGATATTTATATCATCAATAGAGAAAATGTCGAATGGTTAATTGAAAAGAGTAAAGTTCGGTTTGACTTTGACACCATAGTTCTAGATGAGCTTTCTTCCTTCAAGAATGGTAAATCAAAAAGATTTAAAGCCCTTAATAAAGTAAGACCTCTAGTAAAAAGAATCATAGGTCTAACGGCTACTCCTTCAAGTAATGGCTTAATGGACCTATGGGCTGAATATAAACTTCTCGATAAAGGAAAGAGGCTAGGGAGATTCATTAGCAATTATAGACAATCTTTCTTTGAACCAGATAAAAGGAATCAAGAGATAATCTTCTCATATAAGCCACTACCTTGGGCGAAGAAAGCTATTTATAAGCTCATTGAGGACATAACCATTTCAATGAAGTCAATTGATCATCTTAAAATGCCAAGTCTCATTATCAATGATTATCCAGTTGTACTTAGTGAAAAGGAATTTGAAATCTATGATGCTATAAGACAAAACTTCGTTCTGGAGTTTGAGGATAAAGATATCACTATAGCTAATGCAGGTGTTTTATCTAGTAAACTGCTTCAAATCGCAAATGGTGGTATTTACAAAAATGATGGAACATTTGAGTGGATTCACGATAAGAAGCTTGATGCACTTGAAGATATCATAGAAGCATCAAATGGAAAGCCTATATTAGTTGCCTATTGGTTTAAGTCTGATTTGGAAAGGATCGAAAATAGGCTAAAGAAGATAAAAGACAAGACTGATATCTCTTTTGAAATCTTGGATAAGCCTGAATCAATAGAAAAATGGAATAAAGGTGAAATAAGTGTCGGCCTTATTCATCCTCAATCAGCAGGTCACGGACTTAATCTTCAAGAAGGAGGCAATGTTCTAGTTTGGTTTTCACTAACTTGGTCATTAGAACTTTATCAACAAACAATCGGTAGATTATATAGGCAAGGTCAAAAGGCTAGTTCAGTAGTAGTAATAAGAATAATTGGTTCAGGAACCATTGATGAAGACGTCATTAAGGCACTTGATAAAAAGGAAAGAACGCAGGATGCCTTAATTGAGGCTGTAAAAGCCCATGTGAAAGGAGGAAATAGGCAATGAAACTAAAACTTGTACTAGATGAAATCAAAGACTTAAGCAACAAAATTCATCAGGATAGAGGATTATTAAAGTTTTATAAAAGGCAAGCTGATATGATTCCTGGTCCTATTTATGGTGAAAAAATACACACCCAGCCTAGTGGTAAAGCTCCTTTTGAAAAATGGGTTATCAAAGCATTAGATAAAGAAAAGGAGATAAAAGAAGAAGAGGATGCACTTGCTGATCTAAAGCTTAAAGCTACTAATGCACTCGAAAAATTAGAAAATAAGGAGATGGCACTTGCAATCATGTATAGGCATATCAGTTTTATGACTTATGATGAAATAATGTCAGCTATGTACGTATCGAGAAGTTCACTTTATAGGCTTCTTAATGAGGCTGAAGAAGTAATGAAAAGTCTTGATGTATAGAAGTTGAGGCTATGTTAGAGTCGTTAAACCGAATTAAGGTGATTCAAGGTAAAGACTTAAAAAGAGATTTTGTCTCAATTTGAAGAATACCTTAAATACGTTAAAAAATTTAAGCAAAAGACATGTAAAAGACTTTTTAAAAGACATTGTCTTAGATTTGAAATACCTTTAATGCCTTGAAAGTCTTTAACAAGATAAGCAAAAGAAGACAATGTCTTTCTAGCTGTATACAAGCCATAAAAGACAAAATCTTTAATAAAAATTGAGGCTTTGAAAAATTGGAACACTCTGAAACACAATGAAACACTCTGACACATAGTGAAACATTGAAATAATATGTCAAGAGGGTAAAATGGTAGTATAGATAATTATAACTAGAGCAACTTATATTTTTTGAGCCCATAGTGCAAATAGATGCTGTGGGCTTTTTTCATGTAAAGAAAGGAGGAATCATGAGTGGCTAATAGAAAAAATAAAAGAATCTATGGAACGGATATTTATAAAAATTGGGTTGAATCTGGAAAACTCCCTGAGGTATTAGCCTTTATCACTGAATGTGCAAAAAAACTTGTTTCACAAAAGGAAATGTGTCGAGTTTTGAAAATTAACGCTAATACATTCTCATCGATGAAAAAAGATCATCCAGATATTCAAGAAGCAATCGACAAAGCTAAATATGAGCTTAAAAAAGATTTAGCAAGTGCCATGTATAAAAAGGCAGTTGGATATGAAACGGTAGAAGAGGACCAATACATAGTTGATAAAGGTGGTCAACAAGTGAAAAAAGTACATAGAACCAAGAAACAAGTAGGACCTGACTATAAAGCATTGACTTACCTTTTAACGAAACATTTTGGTAGGGAATGGAGCGAAAGATACGAAGATTTGACCTTTATGGCTGAACAAAAAGAAAAAGCAAATGATGAAGAATGGCAAAGTGCTGATAGTGTAGACGAAGAAGATATAGAAACTGACGATGGTAACGTTTGCCTTTAATGGAGGGAAGTAAATGAGTGAACTTAAAATTGAATACATAGATATAAATAAAATTACTCCTTATGAAAATAATGCTAGAAAGCACCAGAAAGCAGATGTTGAGGCTATTAAGAAATCAATTGAGGCTTTTGGCATGAATGATCCTATTGGTGTTTGGAGTGACAAAAATATCATAGTGGAGGGACATGGTCGCCTCTTAGCTCTTAAAGAACTAGGATATAAAGAAGTACCTTGTATTAGACTCGACCAATTAACCGATGAGCAAAGAAAAGCCTATGCTTTAGCCCATAATAAAACTGCTGAATTATCTGAATGGGACTTTGAAAAACTAAAACAAGAATTAGATGGCATTTCTTTAGATATGGGTGATTTTGGTTTTGAGGATTTCTCACTTGAGGATCTAGAAAATGTTAAAGAGGATGACTTTGATATAGATAGTGAACTTCAAAAACCAGCTTTTAGTAAAAAAGGCGATATATGGCTTTTAGGAAAACACAGAGTAATTTGTGGAGATTCGACAATTAAAGAGACTTTTGCAAGGGTTTTAGACGGAAATAAAGTCAATTTGGTTGTTACGGACGCACCGTATTTCGTCGATTTAGATAGTGCTAGTGGCAAAATTCAAAATGACAATCTTAAAGGGAAGGAAGCCTACGAGTTTTTACTTAAAGCCTTTACTAATCTAAAGGAAATCATGCGTGAGGATGCTTCCATTTATGAGTTTTATGCGACTAGTCAATCTAGGATATTTTATGATGCCTTTGAAGATGCTGGCTTTAAACTTGGAGCATCACTTGTTTGGCGTAAAGACCATACACCTTTAATGAGAACAGACTGGAAGTTTAATTTTGAGCCAGTAATCTTTGGTTGGAGAAAGGACGGAAAACATCACTGGTATGGTGACCAAAAGCAGAAGGCTTGCTTTGACTTTGCTAGTATTAGAAATTCAACTACGGAAGGGTGGAATCATCCGTCTAGCAAACCTGTACCGTTAATTGCTTATCTTTTGGCTCAAAGCTCTAAACCTAAAGACTTAGTATTTGATGCTTTCTTAGGTTCAGCTTCAACACTTATTGCTTGTGAACAAACAAATAGAACTTGTTATGGTATTGAACTAGAAGAAAAGTTTGTAGATGTAGCGGTAAAAAGATATATCGCTCAAGTTGGTAAAAGTGATGAAGTTTATGTCCTAAGAGATGGAGAGAAGATAAGGTATCAAGACTTAAACATTGAAGAAAATAACACTGGAGCTTCGGCTCCTTTTTAATTGAAAGGAAAAATAATAATTATGAATAAATATGTAACTTGTGAATCAGTTTTTAGAGGGCATCCAGATAAGTTATGCGATCAGATTAGCGATGCTATTTTGGATGAATATTTACTAAAAGATAAAGACTCAAGGGTAGCGATTGAATGTTCTATCAAGGATAACCTAGTCATTATCTTTGGAGAGGTTACCTCTAAAGCTCATGTTAATTTAGAAAAGGTAGCTAAAAGAGTTTTAAGAGATGTTGGCTACTTTGATAATTTTGTCGTTATCACTAAAGTTTCTACTCAGTCTTGGGATATTGCAAAAGGAGTAGATAAACTTGGGGCAGGTGACCAAGGAATCATGTATGGCTATGCCTCTAATGAAACAAAAGAGTACTTGCCACTTCCTTACGTGATTGCTAGAGATATTTCAAAAGCAATAGAAAACGTCAGAAAAGAAAAATATATGGATGTTCTTATGCCTGATGGTAAGTGCCAAGTGACTGTTAGATATGAAGATAATAAGCCTAAAGACATTAAAACGATTGTTGTAAGTGCTCAAACTAAAAAAGGTGTCAAACTTGAAGAAGTAAAAAGAATCATTAAAGAAGAAGTTTTAATTCCTTTACTTGGTTTTACTCTTGATGGTATCGAGATTTTAGTTAATCCAACAGGAGCGTTCTTTAGAGGCGGTCCTTATGCTGATAGTGGACTTACAGGAAGAAAACTCATGGTCGATACTTATGGTGGAGTTGCTCATCATGGCGGAGGAGCCTTCAGTGGTAAAGACTATACCAAAGTTGATAGAAGCGGTGCTTATTATGCGAGATTTGTTGCTAAGTCAATTGTAGAGGCAGGACTAGCAGATAAATGTGAAGTAGCTGTTTCTTATTCGATTGGAGTAGAAAGTCCAGTAAGCTTAAGCATAGATACTTTTGGCACAGGAAAACTTAGTGATGACGAGCTTTTAAAACTTATTAATGATCACTTTGATTTTTCTGTCGGCAACATCATAAAAGAACTTAAATTAAAGGATAT